ATAACTCTGTAAAAGAAATCTATAGTAGTAGTATAGGAAATCATGTTTTTACCGATAACAGGGGTAACAACCCAGAACAGGACATTTGGGGAGCATGGTTCGCCAGGCGTCACAACTGCGAGATGGGCGACGCTTTCGAACCCCAAACCGAGGACATCCTCGAGATGGTCGGCTTTGACTTGCAACCTGCTGAACTGATCCCTGCCGATCAGGTTCTCGCCGCCGCGGATCATCTGCGAAGCGTCGGAGACCGTCAGTCCACGATTGCTATGATGAACCGGTCGAATATCGATCAGTTCGTCTGGAGTGTTGATCCAATCACCAAGCGATGGACGTGCCATGCTGAATTCTGACGACGACGACCTTCACAAATTGATTTGGGAGGCCGATGAACGCGCGGAACGTACTTGGACTAGGCTTAAGGCAGAAAAACGCAACAGCGGGGCCGCTAGGGGCCTGCAAAGGCCATTGCGTGAACAGGACATCCAACGAAATATCGCTGGCGGTCTCGAAAAGCTCGGTTTTTTGGTCGTGCGGATAAATTCGAGCACCATGGAGGCAGAGTCCGGAACACGGCTGTCATCGTATCGCGTTACGAACATCAACGCAACTGCCGGGCACTCGGATTTGGTGGTCTATCGCAACGGCAAGGCTGTGTTCTTGGAAGTGAAACGGCCCGAAACACGGAATCGGCTGTCTGAATCTCAGGTTAGGTTCCGTGACTGCTGCCACCGGTACGGCATGGTCTATCTCGTGGTGACCAGTTTAGACGAAGCTGTTAAAGCATTGGAAATAATAGGGGATAGGCAATGACAAAAGAACAACGGAAGCAACAAACGATATATATTTTATCTGAATTATTGCCTGATGATGAGATTAAACTATTTGCTCCTAAGCCGTATTTCAGCGTGTATTTACCAAAATCACCAATGGCAAACAAAAACGGGGAAGTGCCTGCACATCGTCTGATCTGCTGGCTATCACATGGTGCGCCCTATTACAGCGAATGTAGTTATTGCGATTACCCAATACTTTGGAAAATGCGTGTAAACGTAAATCATGCACAACAGAAAGTTGTAAATGTTGATCACCTCAACTCTGACAAATTAGACAACAGGCCCACAAACTTGGTTCCAGCCTGTTGTTGGTGTAATGCAAATCGTGAGTGGGCATCTGAAATAGATTATGGATATCACGGTACTTTTTTCGATTACATGATTGACAGATATCGCACTATGCCGCCGTGGGAGAGACCAAACATGATTGATTGCGCACAACTTTTAGGAATGAGCCCATGACACCAACCCAAACCACATATAACGACATCATGCAACGCGCTGCCACCCTATGCGATATGGACGTCTACGAAGCGCACAACGGTAAGACCCATAACGCAGCCCGTGCCCGACGCATTGCCTGGTTTGTGCTAAATGAGCACCTCGGATGGCCCCGTAGGGTGATCGCTCGACATTGCAAGTGGAATCGCATTACCGTCACGATGGGCATCGACGTCGTAGCTGATCTCCCGTCGCAATCTGACGAAGGTCAGATAATCCAAGCCCTGATAAAATCCCTACCTGGTTAGGTTTTGATTTGGATGTTACGGTAGGTTTGTGTATTGAATAACGAGGGCAAGATGCCTGCAGGTCAACCAACCAAATACGATTGGGATGCCATTCAGCCTCGAATGCGAGAAGCTGTTGAGAAGGGTATGTTCATTGAGCAATTAGCCCGCCACCTCGGAGTTCGCAAGCAGACAATCCACAACTGGAAACGCGATTATCCCGAATTCTTGGACGCGGTGGAAGAGGTCAAAGAGGCTTGCGAGTCACGTCTTGCTGATCTGCTGATAGACCATGCTACGGGCAACATCGAAAAGGGCAACGGCTCGGTCGCCATCTTCATAGCCAAGAACGTACTCGGCTGGCGGGATCGCCAGGAGGTAGAGCAGACTGTCAAGGGCGAACAATCTATCACTGTAACCATTGGCGGGGCACGTCAGGACGAAGACGATGCCGAAGCGCATTGACCTCCGGTTTGAACTGCACTCTGGCCAGCAAACCGTATGGGGTGGGCGTAGGCGTTTCAACGTAGTCAACTGCGGTCGTCGGTGGGGTAAGACTGTGCTGGCCGAAGCTGCATTAGGTGACATGATCACGACCGGCAAGCCTGCGGCGTACTTCGCACCGACTTACAAGATGCTGATGGAAGTTTGGCGAACGATCAAACGCGACTTCCGAGACGTGATAGCAGAGACGAACGAATCCGAGAAGCGCATCACGTACATAAACGGCGGTCAACTCGACATGTGGTCGCTGGACAACTTCGACGCGGTGCGTGGTAGAAAGTACGGCCGGGTGATAATTGACGAAGCTGCTATGGTTCCCGATTTGGAGGAGGCATGGACGATGGCCATACGTCCAACGCTATCCGACTATCGGGGCGATGCATGGTTCTTCTCGACACCGAAGGGCCGTAACTACTTCCATCATCTTTCAGAACGTGCTAAGACAGACGAGGTATGGACGTACTGGCAGATGCCTACGTCTGCCAATCCGTTCATCGCTTTCGACGAAATCGAGGCGGCACGTACTGAACTGCCATCGACCGTGTTCGCACAAGAGTACCTTGCCGAATTCATCGACGTGCAGGGGGCTCTCATCAAACGTGAGATGATCACGTACATGGACGCGGGCCACGTGCCGTCAGGCCTGAAGATCGGCATGGGCGTTGACCTGGCTATCTCCAAATCCGAAACCGCAGACTACTCAGCTATCGCCGTCATCGGCTATGACAAAGACTCCGGCCGTCGGTACGTGCTGGACATCTGGCGTGGTAAGGAGGGCTTCCACGAGATCGTCCAAATGATAGTTTCGATGGCGGCCAAATGGAACCCCCAGCGGATCAACATCGAGGCCGTGCAGTATCAAGTGGCCGTGGTGCAAGAGCTACTCCGCAAGACATCCCTACCCGTTCGGGCCGTCAAACCAGAGCGCGACAAGGTGACACGATTCCAAGGCCTCCACGCTCGTTACGAACAACTGCTTGTCTCTCACGTAAGGGGCCTTGTGCCTGACTTTGAACGTGAACTGCTTTCATTCCCAGAGGGCGACCATGACGATATGGTGGACGCCCTTGTTTACGCTGAGCTCGCTGCCGTGAAATCGGTCGGGGCTGGTGCTGTGCTACTCTAACCAATCAATGCCATGAGTTTAATACAACGCTTCAAAGAGTTCATCTCCCCTGACGGCCAGCGTGCCGTCAACGACCTTGCGCCCATCCTTACGACGACGATGTGGACGCGGCACAGCTTCACACCGGTTACCGACTTCCCTATGGCCTTGCGCATGTGGAAGTCCAACCCGATTGCGCAGGCGTGCACGATTACGTATTCGCTTATGATGCCGGAAGCGCAGATCGGTGTCATCACACCGACTGGCTACGACTTCCAAGCGCCGGTGATCGGTATGCTCACGCGCAACAACTGGCGTATCGTGTTCGGTGAAATCCTGACCATGATGTGCGTCGGTGGCAACGCTTACGGTTACAAGCTACGCAATGCATCGGGGGCGGTGATCGGGATGCGATGGTACTCGGATCAGTATTTCGCCCCTATCGACGACGGCTACGGTGACGTGGCAGCGTATCACTACTGGGACGGTGCAAAACTGTACATGATCGACAAGTCCGACGTCGTGCACATTCGCGGATTCTGGTATGACCCGGGCAAGCCGCTTGGTGGTGCAAGCCCTGTGGCCCTCGCCAGCGAATCCATCGAAGGTTTCAACGAAGCCGCTTCGACGGTATTCAACGTGCATAAAAATGACGCTGTGCCGAAGACGACGATCCTGCTGAACGAAGAGGCATCACCCGAACAGATCGACGTAATGGAGCGCACCTTCAAACGGCGCTATGGTGGTAACAAACGTGGTTCGGTAGGTGTGTTGTGGGGTGTGCAGGACATCAAACGTCTTGCGCTGGACTATGACGAAATGGGGCTATCGGAGACATTCGGCCAGTACGAGACGCGCATCTGCGGTACGTACAAGGTGCACCCGATTATTGCCGGAACGCATATGGGACTCAGCCAATCCACGTATTCGAATTTCGAACAGGCCTCCAAAGACTTTACGAACATGGTTCGTGTTCCCTTTTGGAACATGATCGCCGATCAGCTCAATGCGCAAATCGC